AGTTCAGATAGTGGACACGAAGAAGGTGCGATAGTTAGTCTATCACAACTCAGAGGTTCACATGGTATTGCGCAACTCTCTGACTTTTGTTTCTCATTAGAAAGAAACGGACAAGCAGAAGACATGCAGAAGAGAAACCAAACTACAGTTCGTATATTAAAGAATAGGTTTAGTGGAGAGACTGGTCCGTGTTGTTGGTTACAGTGGCACAAAGATACTGGTCGCTTAACTGAAATATCTAACCCAAAATCGAAAGACAGTGACGACTTCAAGGAGGTAAACGATGGATTCAAAGTTTGATACAGTAGTTCTAGATATAGAAACAGATAGTCTCAATGCTACTAAGATACATTGTATATGTATCCAGGACTATGCTACTGGAGAGCAACGAGACTTTATACAAGAGCAAGGATGTGAGGAGTTTAAACAATTTCACAACGATGACCGTAAGTACATTATGCATAATGGTATAAGCTTTGATGGTCCAGTATTAGAAAGATTACTAGGTATCACAATACCTTTGGAAAATATTATTGATACACTTCTTATATCTCAGATGATCAATGCGCATATAGATGGTGGTCATAGTTTAAAATCTTGGGGTAAGAAACTCACACGAGGTGGTAAGCTGGAGTTCAAAGACTTTGATCAATACTCAGAAGAGATGCTCAAGTATTGTCAACAAGATGTACACGTCACACGTAAACTTATGCAACACCTAGCGCCAAAAATAACTAGGTTTAGTACAGAGAGTGTACGTATGGAACATCGCATCAGAAGAATCATAGACCAACAAGAGAAGAATGGATTCTATTTAAATGTAAACAAGGCACATGATTTGTTGGAAGAGTTAAAAACAAAATCAGAAGATTTAAAGAAAGACTTACAAACTATATTCCCAACAATATATACACCACGATTTCATAAGACTACTGGTAAACCATTGAAGGATCATGTCGATGAGTTTAACCCTAGCTCTCGTAAACAAGTAGCCGAGAGATTGCAAAAGAAATATAATTGGGTGCCTAAAAAAACTACACCGACGGGACTACCAGTAATTGATGAGAAAGTTTTAAAAGAGTTGGAGTATCCAGAGGCTAAGATGATTGCTGAATATTTATTATATGAGAAACGTGTGTCACAAATACAATCATGGTTAAAGAATGTTAAAGATGATAACCGAGTGCATGGTAAAGTTATTACACTTGGTTGTGTTACATCTCGTATGAGTCACTATGGTCCTAACATGGCACAAGTCCCAGCAAGTTACTCACCTTACGGTAAAGAGTGTCGCTCACTGTGGACCATAGAGAACCCAGACAAGTATTGTTTGGTTGGCTCTGATGCCAGTGGCCTAGAGTTACGATGCTTTGCGCACTATCTACAGAACCCTAAGTTTACTGAACAAGTAGTTGACGGAGACATACATACCTACAACCAAAACATCATAGGTTTAAAAGATAGACCGACGGCAAAGACTTGGGTGTATGCCTTTATCTATGGAGCGGGAGATGCCAAGCTTGGTCAGATAGTCGGCGGCAATACAGAGGCTGGACTCGCTAGTCGTAAACGATTTATAAATAAAGTTAAAGGTATGAAGACACTGACAAATAATTTAATTAATTTATTACAACGACGAAAGCGCAAGTATGGAGAGTACCAATTGGTTGCGCTTGATAAAAGAATTCTACTTGCTCGATCCATCCACTCCAGTTTGAATACACTTATTCAAGGAGCGGGTGCAATCATATGTAAGCAATGGCTGCTCAATATTATTGATGAGGTCGACAAGCAGAACGTGGATGCCAAGCCAGTGGCTA